ATATCCTTTTCGCTTCCTAAACCATACCAATCCTGCAAAGGTTCGATTGTAAATGTCGTTTCGTTTTCACCAACGCAAACTAAATTAAACGTTTTCAATATTGCTGAAAAGAAATCTGCTATTTTAATCGTGCTACTGAAAGCGCCCGAAATATCGTTAACAACTAAAGTAATAGGGTCTACAATTGCTTTGTCAAAAAATTGTGCTCCACTTTCATAAGATACTGTAAACCTTAAATCGAAATTAACTGTTATTGATTCATCTGAATAAATATAAATTTGATAATCATTAATTGCTACACTTGGCGCTGTTACAAAAATAGTTAAACCAGTTACTCCAGTTTCAACTGTTGTAGTTGAAAATAAAACATTATTACGATAAACTTCAACGAATAATTTTGCCGAACCTGAACTTCTTGCAAGGTTGATTATTTCAACTTCGGTTCTATATTCCTCTTTTATTGTAATTACGCTCGTTGTTGAATTTATAGAAATTTGCGAACTTTGAGGCGCAGGAACTGAACCGTTTGGAAAACTAACTAAATGTTTATTTGATAAAACATTAAACGTTTCCGATAATTGATTTCTGAAATATAAATCCGTCCATCGTGTTGAACTGAAAAATGTACTATTGAAAGTAATTCCAAATTTAGATTCTATGAAATCAAATATTTTAGAAACACGAACGGCAGGAAACAATTCCCTATAACTTATTCCTTTTGTAGCTTCAAAAATATTATCAACATTTCCAGTTATATCATTCCAAAATCGTTTTGCCGAAATCAAAGGAAATCTAACATCGTAGCTTGTTGTTCCGTCTTCAAGTCTATCTTGAACGGCTTGCCCGTTGTAAGTAAAATTTAAACTTGAGTAATCCAAATCTTTCAATTGCAATTCCCCAAACCTATCTTTTAAACTTGTTAACGCTCCGAAGAAATTAAGCGAATAACTTACTACTTGACCGTCTTTAATAACAGCCTCATTCAGTTGTATTTTACCAACTCTAAACGGCATCGTTTCGATTTCTATAAATGCATCACGTCTTAAATTTTGGTCGATTGTAGGCACAACATCACTTTCATACCAATGCTGAAAAATAGCGTTGTTTCGTGGTGACGCTGGTACTAAAAACGATTGTGAAAAATCGCTGAATACCTTGCTAATATCTTGAACGTTTGCGACGGATGAATTAACCGTAACAATTTCGTCTTTGAATAGATCAACTTCAATCCCCTCAATAAACAGTTGCAACTTCGTCATAAGCGTATTCAAAATCTAATGTATAGTTCAAGTCTTTCTTGTTTACTATTTTAAATAAGTCGGCATCATTGGTTAATATTTTTACAGGCAAATTATTAACCATTATTCTTTCAGATAGCATAAGCTGTTCAATGATAAACTTAAAGTTTTCATCTACGCTTCCAGAATTAACCGTTATTTTTCTTCGTGCATTTCGATTCATTTGCCTTGTTTGACCGTCTGAAACGACCCATTGGTCACTCGTTGGAACGGTAGTTAGGAAATTATAATCTTCGCTTGTTGTTGTGATTTTATCTGTTGACGCTTTGAAGAAAAATACACGTTGCCACCCTCCTAACTTGTTTATAAAATCAATAGGAACGGGCGTATATCTACATTCTGCTAACGGCTTGAAAGTAAACGAATAAAGTAAAACGTTTGTAGGGCTGTAAAATTCAACTCTATTTCCACCTGCGTAGTAATTTAGTGACGGCGTTGTTGCACTTTGCCAAATGTAAGGAATATCACAATATCTTTGATTTACAGCATCTATATTGGTTGTTTCAAAGTTACTTGGATTCGCTAACGAAACATATTTTACATAAGACGAAATCCCAATAAACACTGTAAAATAACCAGGGGAAAGTAATCCACTTGGAACACTTGCCGAACTTGTTTGTGGATAGTAAAAAACCATTCCAGTTGGATACTGAAACAAAGGAAAAGAAGCATTGAAAGTTATTGCCTCATTGTTCCAAGGTGCAAATGGTAGCGTTACAAGTGTGTCGCCCTCTGTATAAGCACGATAACCGTCAAACGAACGATAAGTCCTTGTATTAAGTAGCGTGTAAGTTCCTGAAACGTTCTTATATCTTTTTATCTGAATGTATGCACTCGCTCCACTTGGCGTTAACGTTGCTGTACTCGGTAACGTTCTAATATTTTGATAAGTGTTACTAATAAATTCACGAACAAACGGCGTTACGTTGTAGCGTGTAACGTTGTTTGTGCTACTTGGGTTATTCTTTTCAAGTGTATAAGTTGGCGTTGCTGGAAAAGTAGATGTTAAGCTAATATACAATTCTACCTTTGAGCCTGTTTGCCCTGCCTCACTTACTTGAACTAAAAACGGCGTTCTTGCGTACATTTTCTTTTATTGCTATGTCTATAATATTGCTAACTGTCAATACATAGGGGTTAATTAATTCAGTTGGTAATTTCTTTAAACTCGTTTCGATTGCGTCACTAAAAAACATCGTTGGCTTAATACCACGATTGTAAATATTTCCTGCTATTATCTGCGCTATTGTTCGATAGTTACCTTTTTTATATTTGCCTTCTTCGTCTCTTAATCTTATATTTTTTCGCTTTGCCCAAACTTCAATGTTTGTAACAAAACTTTGCCACGAACCTGCATAATTTCCAGAACCAAATTTAAAACGGCTATTGGGTGCTTGTTGCCCTCTTATCTTTGCGTTCTTTGATACCTTACTAGGGTTTGCACCTTTTACCCCTTGGTCCTGAAAGAACCCGTAATCTTCCATTTGAAAGCCTATGCGAATAGAATTTGGGTAAACCTTACTTTCGCCTTTAATCGAATTATAAAGTTTCTTAGAAGCGTTCTTTTTACGTTTCGTTAAATTCGTTCTTGCTTGTTTTACAACGCCGTCTACAAACTTTTGAAGTGCTTCTGCTCTTGGGTCTTGACTCATTTCGTTAAGCGTTTAAATTCTCTTTGTTGTAACTCATCGCTTTGTTTCGTAAACGTGAGAAAAGTGAGGCATTTTCTAAGTCCCAACTTGGTAATTTCATCGAATTTTGTAATGTTTCCTTGAGCGAGGACGTGTAGGCTTCCATACCACCCCCATTGTTTTCCAAATTGAGTTCTTTCACTAAGTGAGTTTTGATTTCCGCTGTCATCTCCTTCTCCAAAAATGTCAGGGTAGCTTTCAATAAGTCTTTTTCTAAAGTCCAAAAAAAAACATTCGCACCCTTAACGATTTGTAGCGGTGCAAACTTCATTAAGTCGCTGTATTCATCGCTACCGTTGTAATCGTGAATTGAATAACGGTCTTTAAAAGTTTCTTTAATTGGTCGATACATAACCGCCATTGCTTTGTGAAAAGTTGAAACATCTTGCAAGTACTTTTCCAAATCCACGTATTCTCCGAAACTAATCTCTTCTAAGTTTGGAATGAAACCGAACTCCAAATCTTTAATTTTAAATCGTTGTTGAAACGTTCCTTCAGCTTCTAATGTTTTTGTAAGGGAAATTATTAATTCTGTTAAATCAGTCATTCGCATTTTAGCGATTGATTTCAATTCTAATCCAGTGAAACATTGCACCATTTGCTCCATCAAAAAATCCTCATCGTCACTATTTTTAGAAACGTTTACAAATTTTTGGTATGCACTAAGTGGTATTTCCGCAATCGATGTTGGTATGTTTATTTCAAGTCTCATACCTATTAAACTACAAAGTCTAATAAATGTTGTAAACGCCTTTATTCGTGCTTATAGATTCCATTTCGTGGTAGCGAAGTGCGTCAATTGCGTGGTCATTGCCTCCTTGTGGTTTGTTGGTTGTTTTTCCCGTTCTATCAACGTCCCAACAATAACCCCGAAGTTCTTTAATTAGGTTTGTGCTATCCGAAGTTACTAAGTATTCTTGCTGTTGCATAACGTCAATTCCGTAGTTAATTGAATCCTTGCCTTTTGTTGCTGGATATATTTGTAAACCCCTACGTCTTATTTCTTCAATGCTTTTCGGTTCTGCTGAATCCGCATAAATAACCGCATCTTTTGGTAGTGCATTTGCTATGTCACTGTTAAGCATTCCAGTACGATAAAACAATTCTTTAACAATTCGTTTATCGTTCCATTTGTAAACTGCAATCGCTGAGGAAGGGTCTGCGGTATATCCGAAGTCTAATCCAATTCCTAATAACCTTGCTTCGCTTGGAATAGTATCTATTGTTTGCCAGTTGCTAAATACAACCCCTTGTAAGTTTCCGATTTGACCTTCGCCGTAAACACGCCACCAATTCGCCCAATAATTAGAAGTTTTAGCTTTCTCTTTCTTGATCATTAAATCTTCCAAAGTTTCCTTTGAAATACCCTCGTTATCTAAATAAGTAAGTAGTAAAAATTCTGCGTTGTGCTGTGGTAATATTTCAGAATGCACCCAAAATTCGTTATCTGGATTGAAGTCAATATAAGTTTCTGAACTTCTAATCATTAAAGCATCTGCAATTATAAAAGGAATATGATTCGCTTCATTAAGAAATAGAATATCACGCTTACCACTTGCTTTTGCTTTACCATCACTATCGAATGATTTAAACTGCATTCGTGATCCGTTAGTAAAAGTATAAATCAAAGCTGAAGCGTTCCAATTGTTTTCAATCCAACGGTTTGTTTCAACCATTATTGTTTTAAAAATATCTAACGCACCCTCTTTTACTGCTGGCAAAGTTTCAGCAACAACGGTTATTTTTATTCGTTGTTCTTTAATTGCCCTATCGATTAGAATAGGAATTATTGCGTATGTTTTCCCTGCATTCGTGCCTCCTTGAATAACACGAATACGGGATTGCATTTTAAGTATTCTGTTGACTGCTGTCGTTCTCTTGAACATATTGGTCGAATACTTTTTTTAATTCGTTAATCCTATCTAATAAGCAACTGCCACAAGTTGTAAATTCAGCGTGTTTGTTAAACGTACTTGTGTAAATTTGGTTTAATCGGTATTGAACTGTTGGAACAACTGAACCCCTTGTAACTTCAAAGAATTCCTTTAGAAAGTTGTAATCTGCTTCGCTTAAACAATTAGGTTTTGAATAAGGAAATAATTTGTTTAACGCTTCCTTTCGTTCACTGCAACCACAATCCTCTCCTGCTACAAATTTAACAAGTGATTTGATTCCCGTTGCTGTTGTTATTTGGTCGATAGTATCTCCTAATCCTTGTGCTTTTTTTCGTGCCATTATATCAATTCTAAATCGTTATTAATTAAATCTAAATAGTCATCTCCGCAATTTACTCTAATCCGTTCCTTACACTCTCCTATCACTTCAAAGATTGAACGTAAAC